CGGGCAAGGGAGTCCGAGTTTTAAAGCAATACATTTAAAAGGCGTTAAGGCGAGATTGGGACTATAATGTTTCCACTTTCAGATGAGGAAAAAAGCCAACTTAAGCGCGTGAACGGCAATAAGTCCGTTATTTTTGCTTTGAAGAAATTATTTTTAAATACTGCTTTAAAATCCACCCTTCCGGCTGATACTCAAACACTAGCCGCCGAACGGATAGCAATAGATATTATCAAAGATTCTTTTCACCAGTTAAGTCTTATTCAGCCCGATGGTCGCGCGGGTTCCAAAGAAGAGAATTTGGTTTGATTATTTAAATATGTTATACTTATGGCAAGACATCATTATCCCGTAAAAATCGGTAAACGAAAAAAGAAGAAGTAATTTAATAATTTAATACCTTGTCGTAGAGGTAAGTTGGCTCAATGGAGCAACTGGTTCTACGACACCATTTACTCCATTTAGCCAGCTTATCAGCTGGCTTTTTATAAATAACAAAAAAGATTATGACACACACGATAGATAGAGCAATGTGGTATGTAGCGGCATTTTTAGCGGCTATCGCTTTGATTTTGTGGGCTTCTCAAATGGAGAAAGCTCAAGGTGGAGCTCCAAGCGGGCTTTATTCAACGATATCCACAACCTCGCAAGTAACCGCGAGTTCGTCAGCTCGTGTAATTATGGCCACCTCCACTAATTGCGCGTCAAGAATTATTACGACTAAAGCTAGCGCCATAATGCTTGCTTTTACGGATGATAACCAGGGTGGAGTGCCTTTTAACCCGACAGCGGCTTTAGGGCATTTACAGGCGGCAAGCACAACCGTAGTTTATGACGGCGCGCTTTATGGCTGTAACGCGATTAAGGCGTTTGGATATATTGAGTCAGACTTAACAGTTAGCGAAACAAGATAATGTTAAACAAAAAATTAGGCAAACTGGAGAAATTCAACAAACACTCGCATAAAAACAGCCTATGGAATAAATTGTTTTCCAAAGGCTTGATAGAACCAAAAATAAAATCAAAGGTCGGCATTATTAGCAAAAAAAAAGCAAAAAAATGAATTATAAAATAGGTGTGGTCGTGGGGCTAGTTGCCGTCCTTGTATTAGGAGTGCTTTTCCCACGACCAATTAGTGTTGTTGAGAAAGTGATAGGAGCATTTCCGGGACCCGAAATTCTTTTGCCCTTTTTGTCGTATAACAGGGTAACGGTGTATAGCGAGAAAATTGATTTCAGACAAACATCTTCCACGATTTGCTCTTATAGAACTCCGAACGCGACAACCAGTTTGGCGCTTTGGACTGTGAATCTGAAAACAGGAACTTCAACCCCGTTGAGAATGCAAATGGGGACATCTACGGTATCTGATGCTACGACTACGCCAATCGCGACATTTGATATCCTCAGTGGTACGAACTTTAGCGCGAGAGCCACAACTTCTTCGCAGGTTGGATCTGCGCAGAATGGTATTGTTGGTATGGTTGATGTCCCGATTCCTCCTTTGACATACTTAAACGTCAAGGTAGGCAGCGATGGCACCGGGACTGGAAGTGGAATCAATCTCTCGGGTTCGTGTAATTATCAGGTATCAGAACTTTAAAATAGGAAAAACGGGGTTATGCTTCCCTTCAAAAAGTATAATGAGTCTTCAGCCTCGAAAGCTGATTACAAGTTATGATTCTTATTAAAAATCTTAAACATTATCATTTATGGCAACAAATGAAATTGACATCAAGGACGAAGATTTACATGAGAGTGATTTCACTCCCGAAGAATTGGAATCCGAAGATATTGACTGGAAAGCAAAGGCGCAGGAATTAAAGGGTATTGCTAAACGAAGAGCGACCCAGCTTAAAAAAGCGAAAGAAGCTCTGGCAAATCCTCCTAAACCCGAACTCCCAGTAAAAAAAGACGACTCAAAACCAGACGATAAGCTGTTAGAACGCCTTGATAAAATGGCTTTGCAAGTTGCGGGCATTAACGAGGCGGACGAAGTAGAACTTTTCAATAATTGGAAAGAGCAAACTGCCCGGGAAGCTGATGATATAGTCGGAAACGTGATTTTCAAGAAAGAACTTGAAGATTTGCGGACGGCTAAAGCAAACCTTAGAGCTACTTCCGACATTAAGGGAGAAGGCGACAGGTCAGGAGGTGCTAAAAATAATCCTGAATACTGGATTGCTAAAGCGACAAAAGGGAAAGATGGTCAGCTAGAATTTCCCGAAGAGACTCCAAAAGAGCTATTCGAGAAAATCGTGAATAAGATTTCCGAAAACGAGCCCAGCCAATCCAAAAAGTTGAAGTTCTATAACGAATAGTCGGCGACAGTTTTTTGTCTGGTAATTAACAACTTGACAATTACGACAAAAAATGGCAAATACAATCACTTACGGTCAGCTATTTGAACGAGTACTACAAGAGCGTCTTGCTCGCCCTCAAAACTGGAAAGAAATGTGTGATGTGACGATGAGCAATGACCGCATCATCAATTCATCTCTCGTTTCAACTACAGGAGGATGGGCGGCAGTGGGCACTCTTACCCGTGGGACTGCTTTTGACCCAACGGATGTTGTCCAGGCAAACCAAACTCTTACTATCTCAACAGGCCGTCATAATACGACCTACTTTGACTTTGGAGACCTTTCTCAATCCCCGTGGACTACGGAGCGTGAAATCTTTGAAAGAACAGGTGAAAGGTTGGGAGAGTTTATCGAGTCCAATGTTCTGGCACAGCACGGAAGCTGGAGAAACATTGGCTTGGTAGGCGGAACATGGACGGATAATAATGCTACTGCT